GTCGTCTTCGTGTTCTTGCCCATCTCGGGCAACGGTGCGTGACCGTTCGAGTACGACCGGTTGCGGGCGATGCGCGCCTGGCGGGCATCGAGACGCTTCGCCAAGATCGGGAGCCATTCGGCAGGTGTGGTAGCCACAGGACCCCTTCTCAGTAGATGCGCCTCGCGGCCGTCTTCTTCTTCGTGAGCTTCGTGCCGAGAGCGTCGATGCCGGCCGCGTAGGCGAACATCGCGCCCCAGGCCGCGTCGATCTTCGAGCCGTCCGGGTCGTGCTCGGGCTTCATCAGCACGTACCCGGACCGGCGACGGTCGCGGCGCGCGTTGATGAAGTGCGAGGTGAGCTCGGGCGAACCGTCGTAGGTGATGTCGCCAGCACTGATCGCTGACTCGAGCTGATCGAACGTGCCCGTCGTGCGTGCAAGATCCTTCTGCCGCCACCGGATCGGCTCGTCACGGGACATCCGCACCTTGAGCCGCTTCGCGTACTCGGCCTCCCACGTCTTCACGTGGCCCGCCCAGCCCGCGGATGGGTCCGCGTAGAACCCGACGACGTTGTAGTCCTTGAACGCCTGCCGGACGGCCGCCTCGATTTCGAGGACCGGCGGACGCCAGCCCTCGCCCTTTGGTCCGTCGGGCTGCTCCCAGACGCCAATCTGGAAGAGGTGCTTCTGGGTGACGGAGTAGCCGATCAGGACTGTCGAGTCCGCGGTGCCCTTACCCGGCTTGCGCCCCTCCGAACCGTCGAAGCCGAGAGTGACCGGCTCGGTCTTCGAGATGACCTTGTCGAGGTCCTGGATCGCACGCAGCTCGGGCTGCGAGACGAACGAGTTCGTCGCGTGGGTGATCTGGTTGAGGAAGTCGGCGCGGAGCACCTGCGGGTCGTTGGAGGTGTCGAGGAACGCCAGCGCCTGCCGCTCAATCGGTGCCCACCCGGGTTCGCACGGCGGGTCGTGGAGGACGCAGCCGTCGGGGTGGTCTGAACTATCCCCGTACGCGTACCGGAGGCCGGCAATCAGGGACTCGCGGTCTGCGGGGTCCGTTTCGGCGGGCGCTTCACGGTGGTCGTAGAGAATCTGCCGCGCGGCGGCGAGGTCGGGGTACTTCCCGGACTCGATCAGCTCCCAGTCGCGCGCGGACGCTTCGGCGACCGACTGCTCGCCCGGGGTGAACGCGTTCGGGGACTCGATCGTGATCCCGGACGCCTTCGTCGAGTTGTTGCGGATGTTCTGCGCCAGGCGAAGACCGCCGTTGCCCTTCACCCACTCCTCGGTCTGGTCCATGATCGCCGCGACCTGGCCCGGGAGGCCCTTAATCGACCGGCCGGACGAAGTGCGCGGCTCGATCTTGCCACCAGGGATCGCGATGAACGTATCCATCGGGTCGACATCAAACTCGTTGACGAGCGCGTCCATGCGCGCCATCTCGAGCATCGGTGCCCACGTGTTCTGCACCTGGTCGTCGGACGTCGCGGTAACCGGCACGTTGATGATCGTCTTGAAGTCGATCCAGGGGCGCGCCACGGGCTGCCCGTCGGCGTCCCAACCGTCGGGGACAACCTCGAAGAGCGCTTCGCTAATCCCAGTCGCGCCGAGGAACGGGGACTTACCCCACCCGCGGGGACGCTGCACGACGGCGCGGGTCTTCACTCGCTTGCAGCTCAGCGGGTCGATCTCGTATAGGCGGACCAGGAACTCGAGCTGCTCACGCGAGACGAAGTAGTCGAGGAACTCGGCCATCTGGTCGGCGACATGGAAGCCGAGGGTCGGGAACGCCTCGCCGTCGAGTGGTCGCCATGGCATCAGTTCGCCGCCGCTTCCGGGGGTAGTGCGATGCCGCCGAAGCGGTCGCGCGAGCTCGTGCGGCGGGCAGTCGTCTTCGTTTCCGCCTCCTCGGCCTGCGCGAACGTGATCCGGAGCCGGGCGCGGTCCTCGGGGGTCGCGCCGAACTTCGCGGTACGCAGCCGGAGCTCGGCGGCGAGCTTGATGTCGCCGCTCCAGTACCGGGCATGAATCAGCGCGGTGTCGCGCAGCTCGGACCAGTCGGTCGCGGTGAAGTCAAGCGAGAGGGGCGACGTCGCCCACATGTCCCACCATTCGCGGGTGATGGCCGGCCACGTGAACTCGCGGAGCTCACCGTCGTCCTCGATCGAGAAGGTCGGCAGATCGGGCTGCGACACGACAGCGCGCGGCAGGATCCGCATGACCATCGGGTCTTTGGAGTGTCCTGAGCGCTTCTTGGGATCCTTAGGTGCGGGTCCTCGACCAGCCATGGGGTGCCTCCCGTTTCGGGATCGGGCGGCTCTCCGTTTCGGTCAGCCGGTAATGCGGTTCCCCTTCGTCCAGTTGCAGCCCAAGTGGGCCAGTTGAACGTTTTCCAAGGTGTCCGATCCTCCGAGTGAGAGCGGGACGACGTGATCGATGGAGGAAGCATCGGGGTTGGGGTACGCGAGGGTCATGTCGATGGGCGTTCGGCAGATGCCGCAAGCGCCGTCTCCCTGTTCCACAACGTCACTCACCGAGTAAGGCGACCACTCGGCTCCGACATGACGCGCACGCCGCGAGAGGTACGCCTGCCGGTAGGCACACGGCCTGGAGCAGTACTTCCGGCCAAGTCGATCGCTAGAGAATGAGCCGCGGCACGAAACACACGTGAGTGTGTGCACGACCGGGATGCGGCGGGCATAAAGAGCCCTTCTGCTCGCCCGCACGCGTTCGCGGTTCTTGGCCGCCCAAGCGCCTGTTCGGCAGGACTCGCTGCACCAGCGCCTCTTGTTCCGCTCTCGCGGCCCAGCCACTATCTGCTTGTCACACCCGGCACAAACGCGGTCCATGAATCTCTCCCTGGTGACGATGGCCAAAAACCCCAGACCCAGGGCCAGCCACAGCCACAGCACCTGTACGCGGTTCCGTGCCCCCGGGGGAGGGGGTGGTGGGGGCCCGTGTGTGGCTGTGTGCGGCGCTAGCGTGGCGTCGGCGTCTACCTGAGTCCTGGGTGTTTTTCGCGCGGTTTGCGGGCTGATGGGACGCGGAGGAAGCGTCGCGCTTCGAGTGCTTCGCGTGCGGTCTTTTTGTCGTGGTGCCAACGGCAGAGCCACTGCAGGTTGGTGAGTGCGTGGTTGTCACCGCGCTTGATGTGGTCGCAGTCTGTGCCGACCTCAATGCAGCGTGAGCCGTCGCGCATGGTGGCTTGGCATCGTCCGCCCGCGCGGTCACGCACGGTCGCGCGTCGTTCGGCCCAGTCGTTGGGTAATCGTTCTTTGCGGTCGCTGCCTGACCATTGCTCGCCCATGAGTGCCTTTGCTCTTGACGTGGTGTGGCTTGTGCTTCACGCTCGTCGCATGAATTCTCGTGCTGATCGGCTGTCTGTGTTCGAGCGGTGGGAGCGTGGCTGGTGGGCGCGGCATGAGGCGAAGCGGGCTGCGCGTGTTGAGCGCATCACTGACCTCGAGCGGCAGAAGGCGGGACTGCGGGAGGCTGCCTCCCCGGTACCGGCCACCCCGGTTGACCTGACCCCGGACCAGTTGGAGGCGGTGCGCCGGCATCAGTTGGCGGCGGGGGATCCGGGCGTTCTGGATGGTGCCGTGTCCGAGTCAGCGCTTGGAGGGTTGCTGTTCCCGTGGCAGGTGGGTGCGATGCGCCGTCGGCGGCGTGCAGCACGAAAACTGCAAGACCCAGGCGCGTGACCTAGGGCGCTGTCTCGGCGGCGCGCGGCTCCTGGCTGGTTGGTGGTGCCCTCGGTGTCGGTGCGCCCCGCTGGTTGTGTGGTCAGGTCTCGCCGGCTGTCTCTGGTGGTGCTGAGTTTGGGCCGGGACCTGTCTGGGGTGGGTGCGTGTGGGCGACGATCACCGAGGAAGTGGTTGGCAAGCACTTGGCAAGTGGTTAGCAAGTGCTAGCAAGTATGTGCCTGTTGTCCAGTCAGGCTCTGGTGTGGTTCTACTCGTCGGTGCCGAACGCCTGGTCGCGTGCACGTCGGAGGGTACGGATCAGGGCGTTGAGGTCGGTTCGGGTGAGTGGCTGACTGTCTTCGGCCTCAATGGGTCCGGGCCCGTCGCCGGTCGGGGGCAGGTGCCGTTCGATGCCGACTCGCACGTTGCCGAAAGTGTCGCCCTGCTGCTTGCCCCACATGACGGCGACGACGCCGGTGCGGTCTTCGGTGCGGTTGATGCGTTCGGTGGGCATGTGTGCCTTCTTTCGCTTATCCGCGTCACGCGGACTGCCCAGCATCACGCTGGGAAGCAGGGGGATGAGCGGCTGGTCCGGCTGGGTACGGTCAGCGGCGACGTCTACTTCAGCCGCTCATCTGTGCGGCGGGTATCGCGACCCGCCGGCCTGTGTGGTGGTGGGTTCAGTCAGCGCTTGGCGTGCCCTGAACCCACCACGTTGTCCCTCGTGAGGGCACAAAAAAGGCCCGACGTGCTTTCGCAAGAGGGGCTGGATTGGCTTCGCACGACCTGTCTCTTGACAGAGTAATCCGAAGCACTTACGAGTATGCACTTTTTTGGGCTGCTTGTCTACTTAGAAGTGGCCCGCGTGTCGTGCCTGCTTCAGGTGGTGGCGCTCATTTCGTCGGCGAGTTCGTGCATGGCGTCTTCTCCTTCCCAGACGGCACCGCATGAGGGGTTGCGGCAAATGGTGCGCTTGTCGGTGATGGTGCCGTCTTCGTGCTTGCGGTAGGTGAGGGTGAGCCGATTAGCCTGCAGCACACCCTCGCCATCGACCCATGGTCCTGGTCCGCAGATGGGGCAGGCGGACATGACCTCGAGGCGCTTGGCGGGTTGCAGATGGTTGCGGATGATGCTGACCCACCGTCGAAGTTCGGCGGTGTACCAGCGGTCGTCCCTGTCGTGGTGCCCGATCCATACGGCGTACAAGGCGCGGAGGTCGGTGACGGGGTCGCGGGTGACGGGGGCACCGATAATGCGGCACCAGTCTCCTATTGCGGCTGCCATGCGGCTGTACTCGAACAGCGCGGTGGAGTCGATGAGGTTGCGCTCATTGGCTCCGGACGCGTTGCCGCCGCCATCTCGGTCGGTACCGGGGAGTACGGCGTCTCTGAGCTGGTGGAGCAGCGGCGGATGCGTGACGGCGTGGAGGGCGAGCCCGGAGCATGCGCCCTCCTGGTTACCGTCCATGCACCGGTGGATGGCGAGCGGTGTCCCGTCATCGTCGTACTGGCGGACGTGGTCGGTGGTGGGCTTGGTGAGCTCGTCGACCGCGGCGAGGAGATCACGAGGGGTGTCGGTCATGCGTGGCCTTTCCACTGCCCACTAAGCGGGTAGTCGATGCT